TTGGTTCTTATTACCCCAGAAAACGACACCATTAGCCACTATCAGGATGAACTAGACTAGATATGACTGGATCAGACCAAACAGGCTCAGATAGCCTCACACAGGTTTTGCAGGGGGTTACAGAACCTCGTATTCGGACTCAAAGCCGAGATTTGCCATCAAAAGGCGAGCAGTTCATAGAATTCTGCAAAAGAATCGACATGCCATTGCTCCCGTGGCAAGAATTGTTAGCCCATGAAGTCTTAAAGTATAAAGAGGATGGGCGCTGGTGTGCTTCGGAAGTGGGAATCGTTCTCAGCCGCCAGCAAGGTAAGTCCACGTTCATGTCTTTATTGATCCTGTTCAAGATGTACGAACTAGGCGAAAAGTTACAAGTGGCTACGGCTCACAAACTTACAACGTCATCTGAAATCTTCTACAAGATTGACCAGATAATCCAATCCACGCCAGAACTCTTAGCAAGGTTTCATAAGAAGTTCGAATCTAAGGGATCTCAGGAGATTCGGTTAAAGTCTGGCGAGCGTTACTTAGTTCGAGCCAATAACTCAGCGGCTCGCGGTATTGCCGCAGTCGATACGATCTACATGGATGAAGTCCGAGAGTATAAAGACATGGATGTCTGGTCTTCTATGCGTTATACCCAGATGAGTTCTAAGAATCCAATGACTCTAGTTCTTAGTAACGCTGGAGACCAGCATTCGATAGTGTTAAACAAATTACGCGATCGAGCAATGGGTGCAATCGCTGGTAGTAGTGATCAAATTGCTTGGTTTGAATGGTCTGCTCCGCCAGAGACTCCAATAAATGACTCGCCAGAATTCTGGTCAGGTGCTTGCCAAGCAAACCCATCACTTGGCTACACAGTTCATCCAGATAACCTAAGAGCAGTTTTAAATGATGATGAATCTATTATCCGAACCGAAGTTTTATGCCAATGGGTGGCGGTAGTAAACCCAGCAATCAACCCAGCAAACTGGGAAGCATGTGCAGATCCAACTGCTAAGTTAGATCGTGAAGCGACTACATGGATGGCAATAGATTTAAGTCCTAGCAGACAAGAGGGTGCATTAATCGCAGCCCAGCAGCGTGGAGATCAATTTATCGTGGTCTTACTGGCAACGTTTAGCAATCCAGTAAACCTAGACGATCGACAGATGGCTAATGATATTGCTGATTGGGTTCGAAAGTATCAGACACAGACTGTTGCCTATTCCAAGCAAACAGCAGGAGCAGTTGCGGCACGTTTAGCGCCAGCAGGTATTCAGACTTACCCAATCGACGGCGCTCTCTATGGTCAAGCGTGCGATGAAATGCTCTCAGCTATAACTTCGGGTCGATTGATCCATACGCAGCAACAGGAATTAACTACTCAGGCTCTTAGCGCTGTAAAACTTCCATTTAAAGATGGCGGATGGTATTTAGGCAGAAAAGCAAGTAATGCGACAATTTGCGCAACAGTTGCAATGGCAATGGTTAGCCATTTCGCAACACGTCCAGAGACGGAAGTCGATATCGTAGTGGGATAACTCACACAATAGTGTATAATTTACCACTAATGGGAATCAAAGATATATTTACGACTAAAGCTCCACAAATCGGACATCAAGTCGATGTGGCTGCTGCTCTTGCGCCTTTTGAAGTTAGCAACCTACTTGCAGCATTAGATGGTAACACTTTCATACCTGCTGCTCAGGCTCTCACTGTACCCTCAGTCGCACGCGCTCGCGGAATCATTACAAGCACAATCGGCACGCTCCCCAAAGAGGTTTACATTAAATCTACTGGGCAACATGTAGAAGCAAATCGCTGCATTAACCAACCAGATCGCAGAATCGCTGGATCAGTAGTTTATTCATTCTTAGCATTTGATATTTGGTATTACGGCGTAGGTTATGGCGTTGTAAATGAACTTTACGCAGATGGTCGCATTCAAGACTGGACACGCATTCCTTACGAATGGGTATCTCCAGAATATAACGCAATGCAGACTGAAATTATTGGTTATACAATTCAAGGCAAGCGCGCTCCGCTATCTGGCGTTGGAAGCGTAATCGCATTTCAAGGTTTAGACGAAGGTTTCGGATCTAGAGCAGGTCGCACAGTAAACGCAGCAGTATGGTTAGAAAAAGCAGCTCTTAATTATGCAAAAAATCCTGTACCTGCAACAGTATTAAAATCTAACGGCACAAATCTAACAGCAGAGCGCATTCGCTCGCTTATCAATAGTTGGTCGAAGTCTCGTCAAGATAACTCCACAGCATTCTTAAACGCAGACGTTAATCTAGAGGTACTTGGCTTCGATCCAGCATCATTACAGTTGGCGGAAGCACGCCAGTACGTCGCATTAGAGATTGCACGTCAAGCAGGTATCCCAGCGTACTTTATTAGCGCTGAAACCACATCTATGACTTACTCAAATGCGCTATCAGAGCGTAAAGGTCTTTTAGATTTTTCATTACGTCCAATTCTTACAGCAATCGAACAGCGTTTATCTTTTGCTGATTTCGTACCTGCTGGACAAGTAGTTCGTTTCGATCTAGATGATTTCTTGCGTGGTTCAGCATTAGAGCGTGCGCAAGTGTATGAAATTCTCAACAGAATCGGCGCAATGTCGGTTGAACAAATCCAAGAGGAAGAAGACCTAATCGATAATGGAAATTAACTTTTCATCTAACTTAATCGCTGCCGATGCAAGCAAGCGCGAGATTTCAGGTCGCATCGTCGCATGGGGCGAAAAGGGTTACACAAGCGCTGGAGAGACAATCTTCGCGCCTAACTCATTAACATTTAACAAAAAAACGAAACTGCTACTAGAGCATGATCGTACAAGACCAATCGGATTCCTAAAAAGCCACGAAATCACAGCAAGCGATGTGCAAGCCACATTCGGACTTGCTAAAACATTTTCAGCAGACGATGCAATCGAAGAAGCAAGCACAGGTCTTCGCGATGGTTTCTCAGTTGGCGTAAAAGTAAACGCATGGGATAACAAAGACGGCGTAATGGTTATTACTTCAGCAACCGTACATGAAATCAGTTTAGTTACAGATCCAGCAATAAATTCTGCAAGAGTTGAGCGCGTAGCCGCTAGCGAGAATGCAGTAACAGAAGTTTCTGAACCAGAAGTTCAGGATGAAACCACAAACCAATCAGAAGGAGAAGACCTAGTGTCCGAAACCGTTTCAGAGGCAACATCAACCGAAGCGGTTGAAGCCTCAAAGTCAGAACCAACAGTTACAGCAAATGCACCTGTTGCTTACACATCTCCACGCATCGACCTAAACGTAACAGCAGGTCAAGTTGCTAAAGCACAACTCGCAGCATCACGCGGCGATGCAGATGCACGCGATCTTCTCGCTGCTCTTGCTGTTGCAACAGTTGCAGAAAACACAGGTATGGTTCCACCAACATACCTAAAAGACGTTATCGGAATTATCGATAACTCACGTCCGTTCATTTCAAGCATTGAAACTGCTGCACTTCCAGCAAGTGGAATGAAAATATTTACGCCAAAATTAGGCGCTCAGGCAATCGTAGGATTAACAGCAGAAGGTGCAGAATTTGCATCACAAGATACAGCAGTAACATTCCAAGAGGACACAGTAGTTAAGTTCGCTGGCGCTGGAAAACTTGATCTAGAACTCGTTGATCGTTCAGACCCATCATTCTTGGATCTATATCTTCGTGAACTTGCTGCATCATACGCACAGAAGACAGATGCATACGCTGCACAAATTGCTGCACAGAATGCTACTCAGTCATCATCATCTTCAATCTACAAGGCAATCGCACTCGGTATTGCAGACTCATTCGGCGTAATGCGTATGACTCCAAACCGTCTATTGGTTGCTACAACAGGCGGAGAAGACGGAATCGACTTCTCAGGTCTTCTAGGTGCAGTTGATGGTTCAAACCGTCCACTATTCGCCGCTGCTGCTCCACAAAACGCAGCAGGTCTTATTTCACAGGGTTCAACAGCAGGAACAGTCGCAGGACTTTCACTCGTTGTAGATCCTAACTACACAGGTGACGATGCAAACGCTAAGCACGCACTCGTTTACCCATCAAACGCAATGCGTTTCCATGAGAGCGGAACAATTCAACTTCGTGCAAACGTAGTTGCAAATGGTCAGTTGGAAATCGGACTCTACGGATATGCAGCAGTAGTTAATCGCTACCCAGCAGCATTCCGCAAGTTAAACGTAGCGTAATCAACTAATCATGGGGGGGCGGTTGCTCCCGATCGTCCCCCCAGTCGTACGAAAGGACTAGACATGCCGACAATTATTACAGCCAATGAATTACGCGCTGTTCTTGGCGTGTCTAGTTCCTTATACAGCGATGCGGTTCTAAATGACTGCATAGATGCCGCCGAAATTGTAATTTTGCCAATGCTTACAACTTTTAGCGTGCCGATTCAATCAGTAGTATTAAAAGACAATATCGCGACATTTGATACAACCTTGCCACACGAATTTACCGAAGGTTCCAGCGTAGTAATTACAGGATGCGGTAGCCCATTTAACGGAACTCGTACAGTAAACGTCGAACCAACAGAATTTACATTTTCCTGCAATATCACAAATGCAGACGTATTATTTAAAAACATTATTCCAGCAGGTACAGCAACTCTAAGCAATGCAGCAAATTACGTTGGAAATCCAGCAGTAGAGCAAGCAACTTTAGCGGTATCAGTTGAAGTCTTTACATCTCGCAATCAGGCAGGTGGACAGATGGAAGGCGTGGACTTCTCAAACGTGAGCCCATATCGTTTAGGTCGATCATTATTTAATCGCGTGTCTGGTCTCTTAGGTTCGTACATAGATGTCGAAAGTATTGCTCAATAGTGCCAGCATCAACGATTCTAGACACAGTACGCACGCCACTATCTAACGCTCTTAGCACAGTAGCGGCAAACGTCTATGCGTTCGTGCCAGAAACTCCAAGCGTTCCGTTTTGCGTAAACGTTCCAGATTCTCCCTACCTAGAATTAGAGACTATTAACAAATCAACGCTTCACACAAAGATCAATTTAGTGATCTCATGCGGAGTTGCATATAACAATAACGCTGCTTCGCTAGATAACTTGGAGCAGCTAGTAATGAGCGTTCTAGCGGTAATTCCAGTCGGATACACCATTGGAGCAGTAGAAAAACCAACAGTTACTCAGGTCGGTGCATCAAATGTCTTGGTTGCCGATATCAGAGTTTCCACTTACTACACACAAACAAACTAAGGATAAATAATGGCAACCACAGTAATCACAGGTCGCGATATTTCTCTATCTTTCACAGGTGGAACAGATATCGATGCACAAGCAACTAGCGCAGTTCTAACAAAGACAAACGTTCGTGAAACATACCAAACACTAGACGGCGAAGCTTACAAGACAGTAAACGTTGAAGGCACATTCGCTCTTGAAATGCTTGCAGACTGGGGTAAGGCTAACTCAGTATGCGAAGCACTATGGACAGCAGCAGAATCACCAGATACAACAATTTCAGTTACAATGACTGCTGCAACAGGTGCGCAATTCGTATTTCCAATCTTGCCAGAATATCCAACTGCTGGCGGTTCAGGTACAGATGCACAGACTGTTTCATACACATTCAAAATCGCAAAGGGCGAAGTCGTAGAGACTTTTAGCGCTTAATAACAGAAACGGGAGCAAAGCAATGCAACAGCAAATCACAATTAAATATAACGATGGATCGGAAGATACCTACACAGTAAGACCGCCAGATTATGCTCGATGGGAAATGACCACTAAAAAGGTTATATCCGATTTTGGCGGAATGTGGGACATCTTATTTGTGGCACATAGCGCAATGAAGCGCGATGCAGGTGGCAAACCAACCAAGACACTAGATGTCTGGATGGAGTCAGTAGCAGATGTTGAAGTAGGTTCCGATAGCCCAAAAGCCATGCCAGAGGAAGCGTAAGCAGACTCCTAGTGGAATTGGCTCTAGCCACGCAAATACCAATGAGCGAATGGCAAACTGCCGAAGATATATTTACTGCAATCGAAATCTTAGAGGAGCGGAATAATGCCAGAAGTTAACCCAGAGCGGGTTTTTACTTATGATAAATCCGAACTTCGCAAGATTATGAAATCTTATGCAGCAATGGATCAGTCCGCGCAGGAAGCGGCTAAACGTGAATCAGGTGCATTGGCAGATTATGCTACTGCTCAAATCCGTTCAGCCGCTTCTGGCGTTCAACAGCAACGCATAGCAAGTGCAATTAAAGTCTCCAAAACATCCAAGATTGGAGAGTTTGGAATTGGTTACGCTGGAGTTAAATTCTCTGGTGGAGCAGATACTCGAATGAACACAAATGGACAGTCTGGCGGCAACGGCATTCTTGCTGGCGTTGAATTTGGATCTAAACGATTTGCTAGATTTGGTGAGCGTACTCCACGTTTTGGACAGCGCGGTAATACTGGTCGTTTTATTTGGCCCACAATGCGAAGAATTCAGCCAGACATCATTCGCAAATGGGAAGCCGCGTTTGCCAAAATTGTTAAGGAATGGGCATAATGGCTGGAGATAGTAGAACTCTCAAGTTATCCATTTTAGCGGATGTCGATAACCTTACAAAAAACTTAAACAAAGCCTCAACTGAAACTCAGGGTTTTGGCGATAAGTTAACAAAGTTTGGCAAGATGGCAGGTGCAGCATTTGCGGTTGCAGGTGCAGCAGCAGCCGCATACGCTGGCAAGTTATTAGTTGATGGCGTTAAATCTGCAATCGAAGATGAAAAGGCACAAGCAAAACTAGCGGCAACTCTAAAGAATGTAACTGGCGCAACTAATGCCCAAGTCGCAGCGGTAGAAGCACAGATCCTTAAAACTTCATTACTTACAGGCAAAACAGATGATGAACTTCGTCCGAGTTTTGAGCGCCTAATTCGCGCCACGAAAGATTCTAAAGAGGCTTTAAGACTTCAAGGTTTAGCATTAGATATTAGTGCGGGCAGCGGAAAAAGTTTAGAGGCGGTCTCAAATGCGTTAGGCAAGGCAGTAGAGGGTAATACTGCAAGTCTTGGCAAGTTAGGTATTGGACTTTCAGCAGCCGAACTTAAAACTATGTCTATGGATGAAGTGACTGCTGCATTGGCAGAGACTTTTGGCGGACAAGCAGCCGAGCAAGCAGATACGTTTGCTGGCAAGATGGAGCGCTTAAAGGTTGCATTTGCTGAGGGCAAGGAAACTGTTGGATCATTCGTTTTAGATGCCATTACTCCAATGGTTACATTATTTGTTAATCGTGCCATCCCAATGATTTCAGATATGTCTTCAAGAATCGGAGACACTCTAGGACCTGCATTTACAAAGATGGCTGAGTTTATTCGAGTTTATGTAATTCCAGTCATTCAAGAATGGTGGGATTTATTAACCACGATTGTAATTCCGGGAATCATTAAAACAGTTAGCCCAATCCTTGAGGGTCTTGGCAATATGTTTGGAAAAATAGGAAAAGCAATCGCAGATAATAAAGACAAGCTAGAGCCTCTTTATGATCTATTTAAAGTTATTGCGAATTTTGTTTACAAGACTCTCGGACCGATTCTGGGCGAAGTTCTTGGCGGAGCGTTTAAGGTTCTTGGCACAATAATCTCATCTCTTATTGGATTGTTTGCAAACTTCGTAGATAAACTCAATACTATTTACAGAACCATCGCAAACATCGTCGATGCTATCAAAAGAGCAACAAGCGCGGTATCTGGCTTCTTGGCTTCGGCAGGTGGCTTCTTAGGCTTCGGCGGTTTTGGTGGGGCTTCTTATGATCCTAATATCCCGCCAGCAACTCCTAATCAAGGTTATACAGGTCTGGTTAGCACGAATGCAAAATACAACATTACAGTTAATGGCGCGATTGACTCAGAATCTACTGCTCGCCAAATTGTTCAAATTCTTAACGATTCAACGGCACGCGGAACACTTGGTTCAGCAGGATTTGCAGTATGACGGCTTGGAATCCAATTTGGCAGGTTTCGATAGATGGCGATACTTTTACATCGGTAACTTTATCTAACCTTTCGATGTCTTCTGGGCGCACGGATATTTACCAGCAGCCAGTAGCAGGATATTGCACGATCGAACTCATTAACACCAATGGAGCAGATTTTAGCATTGATGTAAACGATCCTTTTACTTTACAGGTCAAGAATTCAGCAGGTACTTTCGTGCCATTATTCGGTGGGTACGTCACAGACATAGACCAAAGCGTGCGCAGTAGTGGCTCAAATGCCATTGTTCAAAGTTTTAAAATTACAGCTCTTGGCGCTCTTTCCAAGTTGCCTAAGATTTTAACTAATGGCGTATTAAGTAAAGCCTACGATGGCGATCAGATTTATACAATCTTGCAGCCAGTATTTCAAAACTCATGGAATGAAGTTGCTCCAGCGCTTGAATGGCAGAACTACACGCCAGCCACAGAGACTTGGGCAAATGCCCAGAATGTCGGACTGGGTGAAATAGACAGACCAGGCGATTATGAATTAACTGCTAGATCATCGTCAGAAACAGATGTCTATTCTCTTATCTCAGCCTTAGCGTTTTCAGGTCTTGGCTACATTTATGAAGACAATCAAGGCAGAATTTGTTATGCAGATCAATCTCATAGAAGCCAATATCTAGCAGCAAATGGATTTACCGAACTTTCAGCAAATCACGCATTATCTAGAGGTATTGCTACATCTCGCCGAATTGGAGACATTCGCAATAAGGTAACAATTACCTATAAGGCAAATGCAACCACAAGCGCGCAGGATGACGTTTCTATTGCCACATACGGACAACAAGCGCAAACCATTACTACAAGCCTTGAAAATGGATCAGATGCGATTATTCAAGCTGCGTTCTACTTGGCATTGCGTGCTAACCCAGAGAGCCTATTTAAATCCATCACATTTGAACTTACTAACCCAGAGATTGACGATGCCGATAGGGATGCTCTTTTAGGAGCATTTATGGGATTGCCGCTATACATTGTAGATTTACCTGCAAACCTTGCTGGCGGCTCATTCGAGGGCTTCGTAGAGGGCTGGTCTTTCAATGCTGGGTTTAACAAACTATCGATAACTCTCAATCTTTCGCCAATAGCCTTTAGCATTCAATATATGAAGTGGATGCAAGTGAATGCAGCGGAAACATGGACAACACTTTCACCTACTTTAGAGTGGATTGACGCTACAATAGTAGCCTAAGAAAAGGAGCAAGAATGGCAACAACTACTAACTACGGCTGGGATACACCAGACGATACCGATTATGTAAAAGATGGAGCATCGGCGATCCGTACTCTTGGTTCTGCCATTGATACATCCGTTAAATCGCTCAATGCTGGAACAACAGCAGGTGATTTAGATTATTACGCTTCTTCAACATCTAAGACAAGAATTCCAATCGGAACAACTAACCAAGCGCTAACAGTTGTAGGTGGCGTTCCAGCATGGGCTGCAACTCCTGCCACAGTTTTAACAACAACAGGAGACACCATCTATGCATCGGGCGCAAATACTTTAGCTCGATTGGGAGTTGGAACAACTGGTCAAGTTTTAAAGGTAAGCGGTGGTCTTCCAGTCTGGGCTGCTAACGGCTCAAACTTAACAGAAACAGTCTTTACTTCATCCAATGCATCATGGACAATCCCAGCAGGAGTTACAGGATTCTGGGCATTGGTTATTGCTGGCGGTGGAGCAGGTGGAACAACATCGACTACAAACCCAGCATCATCGGGTGGTGGCGGTGGAGCAGGTCAATGCGTTGAAAGATTCTTCGCAGTATCAGGAGATACAACTTTAAACATCACAGTAGGCGGTGGCGGTAATGCCAGCGTTACTGGTGGCGCTAGAGGCGGAAACGGCTCAACATCTTCAATCGTAGGAAACACATCTTCAACTACTTATGCGACAGCAGCAGGTGGCGGTGGCGGTGGCGGTGGCGGCGCAGTAAATTTTGCTGGAGCAACTGGAGCATCGGGCGGTGGACTTGGTTCCGCTACTTCTGGAACAGCAGGTGGCGCAGGTGGCGGCATGGGTTCCGCTGGAGTAGATGATCCTGCTGGAGTTTTGGGTGGCAATGTAGGCAGCGGTGGCGCTGGAGCAACTGCTACAACAATGGGAATAACTGGATATAACGGCGGAGGCGCTAACGATAGAAACGGCGGAAACGGAATAATCGTCTGGAACCGCGCGGTGTGCGGTGGCGGACTTGGCGCAAGCACAGTTGCCAACATCGCAACAAACTTCGGCGCTGGCGCATTCTCAGCAGCAGATGCCGCTGGTACTTCTGCAACAGCCAATACTGGTGCAGGTGGCAATGGCGGAAAAACAACTACTTCGCAAATCCGAATGGGCGGCAATGGCGGCTCAGGTCTAGTCGTTCTTCGATATATCGTTTAAGGGGAAACAATGGAAAAGCAAATCGCATTAGTCCGTAAAGCGGATCAAAGAGTAGATAACGTTATCGTGGTCGATTCCGTAAGTGAGTCAGCCATTAAATCATGGGCAACTGATCTTCTAGATGCAGTACCAGTCAAGGATTCAACACCTTACGTTCATGGATTATGGGATGGTAAAGAATTCCACGCTCCAGAAAATGAGTATCTGGTATCTATTGGATTGGTTTCAGCAATTACAGATGAAGCCTAAGTTATGCAAGGCTGGGCAACAGTTAAGACTTCAAATCGATGACTGTTATCCAGATAGACTTCGTGACTCCGACGGCTGGATTGCGGATCTTCGACACATGCGTAAAGGTGGGTCTGATCACATCCCAACTAGCGACGGCACAGTTTATGCCATTGACGTCGATAGAGACTTGGCAGGAAAAGCGAAACCAGATCTTATGCCAGATCTTGCGGATCAGATACGTCTATGTGCCAAGTCTGGAGACAAGCGCATTAAGTACGTCATCTTCGATGGCAAGATTGCATCACCCATCTTACGTTGGAAATGGCGGACTTACAAGGGAGCAAACAAACACACAAAGCACGCGCACATCTCGTTTACTACAAAAGGTAAAGAGGATGATTCGTTCTTTAATATCCCAATGTTAGGTGGAACTAAATGAAAAAATATATCAGCGATAAGCAAATTGCAGCTATTAAATCTTATCTTCGTGCGATCTTGGCTTCTGCTATCACTATGGGCATCGCATTGCTAACAGATATGAAGCCAGAGTACGCGGTACTTATTGGCGCTCTTGCTGCTCCATTGGCTAAATGGGCAGATAAGCATGAGGGTGAATATGGGCGCGGCTCTAAATTATGAGTCTGCAAGATGTGGGAATTGCGGTAACGATAGCCGCGACGGGTCTGGGTGGGATTATTACAATCATCCATTTCTTGGTGAAGCATTATTTGAATGAACTTCGTCCGAACTCTGGAAGTAGCCTTAAAGACCAAGTAACTCGCCTAGAGACACGCGTAGATAAGATCTACGAATTACTAACTCATAGGTCATAATAATTCCAAGCAAGGGAGAGTAAATGACCACGTTAGCAGCTATACAAGGTGACGGCTGGGCAGTAATTGGCTCCGATAGTCTTTCAACAGACGATAACGGCAGACCGATTAACATGGCTACACCTAAGATTGTTAAGAATGGTTCATTCCTTATTGCAGGAGCAGGTTCGGTTCGTGGCTGCAATATCTTGCAACATGGCTGGACTCCACCTAAGCCGCGTGGAGATTTAGATCGATTTATGACGAAGGCATTTATTCCGTCGATGCGTAAAGCATTCTTAGATGCTGGTTACGATATGAAGCAAGACAGTTCTAACGCTCTACACGATTCTGAATTCCTAGTAATCGTGCATGGAGTCATTTATCCGATATTTGAAGATTACTCATGGGAGCGCTCACGCGATCCGTTATACGTCTCTGGTTCAGGTGGGGCGTATGCGCTGGGCGCGCTAAAGACACAGAATATCGATGATGAATGGTCAGCAAGGCAAGCAATAGAAAAGGCGATAAACATCGCTATCGAATGCGATACGTCATCTGGCGGATCGATCTACTTGGCTTCCCAAAAGGACATGCGATGAAATCTAGAATTTTGGTTATCAGCGATTTACAGATTCCCTATCATCACGAAGCAGCAGTAAAGAATCTAATCAAGCTAGTCAATCGTGAAAAGTTCGATCTCGTATTAAATACTGGAGACGAATTAGATATGCAAGCCCAGTCGAAATGGGCAAAAGGTACAGGTCTAGAATGGGAAGGTCAGTTAGATGCAGATAGAAAACTTGCTCAGGATATTCTCTGGGACTTACGCACAACGGACATTACTCGCAGCAATCACACAGATAGGCTCTATCACACACTCTTGCGAGGAGCGCCAAGCCTCATAGGACTGCCAGAGTTGGAGTACCCAGCATTTATGGACTTCAAGTCTCTTGGCATTCGTTTTCATAAAAAGCCTTTTGAGTTTCATCCAAATTGGGTTCTAGTTCATGGCGATGAAGGATCAATGAATTCTAACGCTGGACTAACTGCTCTTGGCTTGGCTAAGAAGTTCGGCAAATCAGTAGTCTGCGGACATACCCATAGGGCTGGCATTAGTGCCTATTCTGAGGGCATAGGAGGCTCATACAGGACTTTATGGGGCGTAGAGGCAGGTAATGTTATGGACAAGAAGAAAGCCTCTTATTTGAAGGCTGGGGCGGCTAATTGGCAGATGAGCGTGGCTATCCTAGAAACGCATGGAAAGAATCTCTCGCCTATGCTCATTCCGATTAACAAAGATGGATCATTTACTGTTTACGGCAAAACATACGGCTAAAAAGTGTGATGTGAAACACACCCAAAACACTAGGTTTTGGTTATTAGCCATGCCATGCTTAACCCATGAAGCCGAAGATATCGGCGGATAGGGAGCAATAATGGGAGCAATGAAAGAATTATCCATGACTATCGATGATGGTGGTTTATTGGGTAAGTCTGCTGAATACATATACAAAGGCTGGAAGGTTTTACCATTGCAGCCTAATTCTAAAGATCCACATTTTGATTTAATCCGACGTGCCTATTTAGATGCCACCGATAGATGGGAAGCATTGAAATTTTGGTACAAAATGGATCCAAACATGAATATCGGTATAGCATGCCAGCCTAGCGGTTTGGTTGTATTTGATATTGATTATCGCAATGGCGGCGAATTCCTAGATATATTTCCAGAAACTTACACAGTTCAAACTGGAGATGGATTGCATCTTTATTATACATGCGATGCAAATGTTAATTTTCGTGGCACATTAGATCAAGGAATCGACATTAAATGGAAGGGTTATGTTGCTGCTGCTCCATCAATCCATCCAAACGGCAAAACATACACAGTCATAAATAACATGGATGCAGTAGCCATTACTGCTGAATTACTAGAAATGGGAGCAAAATGATTATCAATTCACTAACGATTATTATCGTTGCTGGAATTGGTCTGGCGATGTATCTATCTTTTCGTCTGGGCGAAGAGGTTGGTTATGATCGCGGCAATGCCGAAGGTCGCAAGGCGCTTCGCAAGCAATTCATGGAGCAGGTGAACCAATGAACGCTAAAGACCTATTAAACGAAGCCAGAGCCACAATCGAAGATCGCGGAATGGATTACGGACATCCATCCGACAATATGGCGAGAACTGCACGCCTATGGTCTGCGTATTTGGAGATGCCTATTGCAGATTATCAAGTTGCCAGTTGCATGGTGCTGGTAAAACTAGCTCGAAGCATGGAAGGTTCAAAGGTTGATAACTATATCGACATGCTTGGTTATGCGGCAATAAGCGGAATGCTACACACAGAGGAGAATGAACTCTATGTCTAAAATCAAAGAGATTCTTCAGATAACAGATCGCAATAGAGCAGCAATCTTTAAATGCCAGATTCAAGCCATGAAGCCTTATGACGTTGCTTATTATCAAGGCAAAATGGATGCACTAGATCATATTTATTCACTACTAACAGAGGACGATAAGAATGTTTAATCTCTCAGATTACGAAACAGTTTCCATGTTGAACAAATGGTTCCAAGACAATTACCCAATGGGAAGGCAGAATATTGAAATCACTTATCACGATGTCGAGAAAGGCTTTATTACTTGCAAGGCTGAAATTTGGCGCGATGCTAATGACCCTCATCCTGCGGTTACTAATATCGCTCATGGATCTAGGGATCTATATAACGCAAGTCTCCGTCGCTTTTACGCAGAGGATATTGCTACGTCAAGTCTTGGCAGAGCAATCACGCTCCTTAAAGGCGGACAAACTGCAACGAGAGACGATATGGAAAAAGTAGATACTAATAAACCATTTGAAAAGCGTTTAGCTGAAAAGATTACAGTTCCAGACGTGAGCGATGATCTATGGACTACTAAAACAGTTGAACCACCTAAGACTTCTGCTGAAGCGGTTGAACTGGTTAAAGAAATTATTGGAGCGCAGACAGATAAAGATATTCCTCGATGCCCTCATGGTGAAATGCATTGGGCTACTGGAACTTCTAAGCAAGGCAAGGCTTGGGGTCACTTCAAATGCATGGCAGCAGCCACAGGCGAACTCGGCAGATGCCCTAAAGGTGAAGACATTATCTGGTATGAAATCAGTCCAGAAGGCAACTGGAGACCACAGAAGGTGAGAGCGTAAATGGGTGATTTAATAATGTTTAATCCAGATGGAACTGCTGAAGTCATTACAGAAGAAGGCGAGTTAGAGCAAATGGCTATCTATTGCCAGATGTGTAATGAGCCGATTGCAATTACAACTAAATTGGGTTGCGATGATGTATTCCTACAATGTATTAAATGCCATGCAGTAACAAATACACATGGCTAATAGTAGAAGATCTAGAGGATTCTCAACCGAAAGGCTCGTTGCGGACTATCTCTCGCAATGGTGGGAAGGCTCAACAGTTGGGAGAGGTGCTGATCCTCGCGGTGACGTTATTAACGTGCCATTTGATGTTGAGGTCAAGGCAACGGCGAAATTCAGTTATCTCCAATGGATCAAGCAACAGACGGCGCGTACAGTCAAATCGGGGAAGTTTGGCTTCATCGTGTGGAGATGCAATGGACAAGCATCGAAAGTGCATGAATATGCTGCACTATTACCATTGGGTCAGTTGGTTGATTTATTGATTAAGGCTGGTTATACCAATATGCCGCCTAATGTGAGAGAATTAGACCCTATACGCTGCAATAAATGCGGTGACTGGATGTTCGAGGGTATGACCTGTCGAGCTTGTAAGGGGTTGAGTTCAAATGCCGATCTATGAGTTTGAATGCGATGGATGCGATGCAAATGTCCGCTTCGACAAGGAGTTTAAGATCAATGAACCACATGAACTCGAATGCCCAGTATGCCAAAACAGTATGCGTAAGGTTTATCAAGCAACACCAACAATCTTCAAAGCAAAAGGGTTTTACAGCACAGGGGGCTAGACACGCCCAACGCAAGGATACACAAAACAAGGCTCTGACCAGCACTTATGCTTTAAATGAGTCAAACATACTAGACAGCGTTGGTACACTCAGAGGGCTAGAGCAGCCCAACTGCTCAACGCGAACCGTGAAGCGGTTAGTTCGCGTGGTAGCAATCGTTATGGGGATATCTCTATTCTTGCCTATGGCAAGTGCTGTACCTGCGACAATAGATCCTAAACAATCAGCTAAATCATTTGCTAAATCAATGATGTCTTCTAATAAAGAATGGGGATGTTTAGCAAGACTCTACGGAAAAGAATCAGCATGGAATCACAAAGCAAGGAATGGATCTCATTATGGGATACCACAAGGAAGAAGCAAGTACCTAAAGACAGCAACACCACAACAGCAAGTGACGTGGGGATTGAACTATATTCATCACAGATACTCCAAGCCTTGCAACGCATGGAGACATTGGCTTGAACATAACTGGCACTAATGAGTAGTCTAAAAGGTAATGGATCTACATCTCAATGGAGAAGGTTAAGAGAGATAGTCTTACGTCGAGATCAAGAGACGTGCCAGATGTGTGGACAACATGCTACACATGTCGATCACATAGTCCCAAGAAGGTTAATGGATGGTAAGATTGTAGATAGTCTTGAAAATTTACAGGCATTGTGCAAAAAATGTAATTTACGAAAAGGGGGGCGTTTTTTTGATTCTCAAACGACACCGAAGACCCCCTTGGTTCTTATT